TAAATACATATATACTTGGGCATACGGCTACTATGTACAAAAAGTCCTTATTCCTAATCTCGGCTAGCTCTACATTCTCTTCCCACTTTGGGAACTCAATCATACAGGTACTATAAAAGCTATTTCTTACCTTTATTTCTGCTAAGTATCTAGGTTCGTCTGCGTCATAACTAGAATACTGCTCACCTGTTAACTTAAACTCTGTAGCCGTTCGCTTATTTAACCAATCACAGATACTTTGTTCTGTTATAGGCGTTTTAATAGACTCCTTAGTCTCTTTCTTAGTGGTATCCATAGGTATATCATTAGATACCCCGTTACTAGTTGTGTCCACAGTAGTAGTATGTTCAAAATCCTGAGGATTATTACTTTTAAACTCTGCATATGCCTCCATTATAGTATGATATTGTTTGCCTCGATTGACCTCTGCGTGAAACCCGTGCATTTTTGACAACTCTTCCCACACCTTAGTGTGATTCAGCTTCTTGTTGGGTAGCAAATATTGGTCGATGAAACGATGTTCTTCGTTTAAACTCATATAGTGCGAAACAACCCCTTATTTATTAAATCAGTTCAATAGAACTAACCACAAAATATACTAATAATGTAATAACAAAAGTAAAGCGATGCAATAGTGAGTATTTACTTTAACCTTAACCTTATAGGTGCAACAACAGCAACTACTTAGTGAATTAAGCTTAAATCTATCTTTTCAGTTTTAATCTTTGAGTTAACAATCCGAATATCTTCATAGAGATTATGTCTCCAACACCAGTTCTCACCCTCGATAGGGTCGATATACCAGTGTCTTAAGCTATCCTTACTACAAACAACTTCCTTGTACTTAGGGGGACATTTATCATCGTCTTCAAATACTGCAACAGTTAACAAAAAGAGTGTAATTATCAATTTTTCCATACAGGAAACTACAGAATTAAGTAATAAAGGGTCTATAACTAGTTCCAAAAAAAACTTTCAAAAAATTACGTAGAATGGGACTACGTGATATACAATGAACCGTACCCCGTCCGATTACGGGCGTATGGGGTCCGTCCTCTGTTCAATCTGACTCTGTCAGATAGAACGGTCGAGTCCCCCCCGCCACCCTACACTGGACGAGCTACTAAGGTTCTCTCCCCTGCTATTAGTGATAGTATTCTACTATCATCTTTCATAATCATTTACACAGGAGTACCTCCAATGAAATCATTAATCAAGAAGTTCCAAACCCTGTGGGCAGAAGTCAAGTACAAAGATGCCGCTGGCATCGTGCGTACTAAATTCTGGCTCACGGGTGACATTGATGCCACTGATATGCAAGCATTTCAGGTGCACAATGGCACAAGTGTGCAACTCTCTGGGTCTACGTTCATCCTTCAAGTTAGACTCGCAGGCTCCACATACCAGAACAAGTCTGGGATGATGTTACCTCGCAAGTCCAACTCAGTTGAACTGCGTCCCGATACACGTACGTACGTTGACCTCGGCGCTATGCTTGGGTAAACCTACTACCGCACAAGTGTTGGCTCTATCGAGCCAGCACCCGTGCTACGTGTATATTTTATCACACCTACAGTAAAAGGAATCATCTTTATGACTAAGACTGACCAAGTGTGACTAAGACTGACGATAGCTACACTTATATTAAAGAATTGAGCAATAACCTTGGGGCAACTAAGTTAGAGGTTGCACAGTAATCTACTCAACATCAGTGCATACCGAGTAGTACCTACTAACACGCCCCATATTTCATTTAATAGTTACTAATCATAACGTAAACAGCAAGACTAACTGGAGGACATTATGTCAAACAAATCCAACATCAAAGCAGGTATGAACGAAACATTCGGTGTACTAGAAGCTTGGGTAATATCTCGTAATGCTACCCATCGAATGGAAGTTGTTAGAACACCAATTGAAGGTGTCAAAAATAGAACAGGTGCTCAAGCCTATTCTAGTGTTACTAAGCACATTAAGATAGCTAAGTAACTTCTTTGCACTAGTCATTCCGATGGACTCCGCATCCATCCTTATCTCTCTCTTAATATAAAGGGATGGCTAGTGCTTTATAAATCTTTTCAATAACCCTTACTAAAGGAGACGCTTATGAAGAAACCTAAATGGTATTTCATAGTGAACGGTTCGCTCATTACCGTTAGAGCTAGTACCCAATTCAAAGCTTTTAAGAGAGCTAGAATATTAACGACCGATGGGTAAGGTCAAATCTCAGTGGTTGGAGTATCTCTCAGAGGTGCTTCAACTAACTGAAGTAGAACTATTAGACTATACTTTTACAGAGCTCACTAATATGTTAAAAGTCTACGAAGATAGTTTAGAGGCTAAATTAAAAGAACAAGATGAATACTATGAAATGTTATCAAATCAAATAGGCTGGGATGTCGAAGTAGATGAAGATAGTGGTCGTTTATTTATCGTAAACACGGATATAGGAGGCATAGCGTAATGGACGGATTTTTATTCTTAAGTCATTACTTAGATATATTTATGGTAGTAGGTTATTTATTACTGCTTTTATCTACATTTACATTAATAATGGTAGCGCATTATCACGTTAGACAAGTAGCTCATTTAAACAAACAAGTAGATTACTGGAGACAAACAGCATTGACTCAAAATAAATCTAAGCGTAAATGAAAGATATTAAGATAGGTGGGGACATAAGTCCTCACTATTGCCCTAATTGCGCATCACCAAATACTGTTTATGTTGAATATGTAACAGATGAACTCGATGAATCAGAGTTGGGTATTATATGTGAGGATTGTGATAATATAGTATCACCTGAATATATGAGAGACCTCTATGATGAATCAGATTAACAATAACCCTAATAAGGAGACGCTAATGCGTAAGATAAAGAGAATAGTAATGAGAATACTTATGCCGTGGAGAGGTACAACAAATGCTCTATGGTATCAACAAAGAAGTAATGGTCAGAAACTCAATGATTTGTCATTTAGAGTAAACGAATTAGAACTTGCAACGGAGACGGTAAAGCCTACAAAGGCTAAGCGGGGACGTCCACGTAAGCAATCTTTAAAACCCCAGACACTAAAAGGAGTCAGATAATGGCTAAAGTACTAGTACAAACCTTTGGTGGTGTAGTAAAGACTATGGACGCAGATAACCCAGCAGGGTTAGCTGAAGCCTTAGGTATGTCCTTGGACAACACCACGATTAACGTCAATGCTAAGAAAGCTGAAGCGACTACAAATCTCAGAGATGACGATTTTGTTGCTTTCGTTACTGATAAAGTAACAAGCGGTAGCTAAACCTAATCGGTTCAGATTGGTGTATAGGGGCTTGCCTTCGGGTAGGCTCCTTTCATCATATATCTTTTAATTTAATTAAGGAGTAGAGTATGCAAGATACATTGCTTTATTTAACAAAATGGCTAATACGTAATGCTAGCTACCAGAACCAAACATTGACAGACGTAGAAGCGGCAGACACTGCTTTGTCTTTTAAAGAAAAGCTTGATATTCATTCTCCTCAAAAGATAGAATACAAACAAGAAGATAGCATAATCGAACATTCTTATGAATTTAGTGTTAGAATAAGCAAACCTAAATTTAGAGGTACTATTAACTACACATTACCAAGTCATTCTTTACGATTTAATACAAGTAATCCTACTGATGTTCGTATTGTTATGGACGGTGAAACATCAGGTTATATGGATTTAATCCTTGCAAATCAAAAGCTTTCTTTTAACGATGGTAATGAATATCGTAAGATATATCAAACATACGATAATCTTCATAATGCTATCAGTGTTCATCCTCACGTTTCATCTGAAGGTTCACCTTGTTTAGGCGGATGGTCAGGTGCTTGGTCAGCCACAATAGTAACTAGTAATATACCAGCATTAGTAAACGTAGCTAAGTCTTTCTTAAATACGTGGACATCAAATGATGCTTATTGGAATATTAACAGTGAATATGGTTGTTGGAGAGATTTACCCTTGTTTATGAAGAAAGCTCTTCCTTTTACTAGATGGCTTTCACAGATGCACATATGGAGAGAAGTAGCTTCACGTACATATTCTTTGGCAAGCTTAGATAGACGCTGTCCAAGGTCTGGTGATTGGTTTCGTTTTCTACAAAGGAATCAAGCTGATGTACTAGAATTTGCTGACGCATTTCAAGATGACCCTGAATGGGGTGTTAAGTTATTTGATTTGTTTATGGGCTGGACAATGAATGCGACAACAAAAGGCGATACAGAAGATGGACTTCTTGATACTTTTAAAGACGTAAATTCATTCTTTAGCGCAATCTGGTCAACGACTTATAGAAAGATTGAAGTGGCTTTAAATGCACCAAGACTGGTTTCTACAGCGTTAGCTTACGATTCTTTTAGGGATACTCCTCGAAAGAGACAAGCCAAACCTTGGAATAGTAGCACAGCATCAACTAGGTCTCCACTTGGGTCATTAGAACAAGTGATGGCTGATGTAGGTTCTAAGTTGTATTCAGGTTCTTCTGTTCCAAGAGCAAAGATGAATGATTTATATGAATATCATAACGTCTTAATAGAGAACAAGAATCAAGCAGACTTTTCAATGTATTGTTGCACTACTGAAGTGTTAAACGAATGTGCACGTTACTGGGGCGTTGGTTCTAGTAGGAGCTTTGACGTTTTATTAACAATACAGGAAATTTGCAAACTTACGCAGTTTGAATATCCAGTTGCTGTTGATAGTACAGGTATAGAACAAGTTGAAGCTTACTATATGTTTGTACAAGCATTGACTCAATCTGACTATTTCAAAACACAAGATAGTAGACAAGAATTTGTAGAATTACTAAGCGACCATTTTGCTTATACTTCTATCGAGACTTATACTAACACTCTTCTCAACTACTCAACAACGAGGTTAATAAATGCCAGAGACAAATACAAGTCCATCATTCGAGATAGCAATATCGGAGATGATACAGAACAAAATCAACTTTCTGCTTTCTAGATTTAAGAAGACAGAATGGTCAGGTCCAGCGTGGTATAGCATAGATAAGGTTGACACAGACGGCTTCCCAATAGAAGTGTCTCTTCAATACTTTAAGCCTATACATTTAGGACACGGCACAGAAACGGAATTAGACGGAAACGCAATGGGTAAATTGTTACCCGGTGTTTACAAAAGATTCCCAGACTTAAAGAAGTGTTACTTAGGATTAATACATTCTCATCATACAATGGGAGCATTTTTAAGTGGTACAGATAAAGAGACAGCAAAAGAACAAGCCGTAAAAGACGGTATATTCTTTAGTACAGTTGTAGCTTCTTCTGGAGAACCATTTGACTGTTGCCTAACGTATAAAGACCAGTTTGGTTTTACAAACTTGGTAGAGGGTGAAGTAATAGTGCCAGAGTTAACAATATCAATTCCTAAAGAATGGAAAGCTGAAGCTACTAAGATAGAAAAAGCCAAGAAAGAAGAGACCAAGATTACGTATGTAAATCAATCTACGAATCAAATCTCAGCTTTTAATGGTTATCGTGGTTCAGCATATGGTGGTTATGGCGGATATGGAGGCAATAGTTACGCTTCTCAATTAAGTACTTTAGATGAGCCTAAAAAAACTTTGGAATCTGAAGTAAAAGATGACTCGCCAAATGTGAGTTTAGCAGAAGTGGAGAAAATGGAATTGTTATGTGACCAGCTTGAAAATAACACTTTAACATATCACGCTTTCATTGAAGAATGTAGGAAGGAATGTCCAAACATAGAACCGCATTCATACGTAGATGCACAATCAGGCGTTGCCTATTGACAGTATGTATAAAAAGTGGTATATTTGGATTGTGGGTTAGGTTGTTCTGCAAATTCGGTCGCATCCCAATTTATAGACAGCGAGTTTAAACGCCGCCGCTTAACCCACATTATTTTGGACGCCTCTTGCCTAGGGACCCGGGGTCAACTGACTCTAAAGTACTGTGCAGTGAAAGTCTGTAGGGCGTCCAATTTAAATCCCTTCCTGTATAATCTTAATCAAATAAATAAGCAAACACTCGAAAACTATCGCTGTTTACGAATACGGTTAACTATTGTATTTTTCATCTAGACAGCTAAGGATAGCAATAGGGTGTTTGCTTAAAATTAAACAATAAGGAGTAAAACTATGAGTATGACTGTACCTCAGAAAAAGTATTTCTGTAAACGGATTGATGAAGTAACGGCAGTAAAGCTTAGTAAAGTGTCAGATAGCGAGTTGCCTGAGAAAAGAAAAATAGCTTTAAATGGGATAATGAATGATAAAGTAAAATATCCTACAATGGGTGAAATAAGAGAGGCAATCGATTTGCAATTAAGACGTAATAATTATAATGGTGACGGTAGTAGTTATGGTTATTATCAATCTAGTAATTGTGGTTCACTAGATATATCCTCACTATTAAGAGGATTCAAATCTTACGAAAGAAGAATGTTAGACAATAACGAACTTCATAACAGTGAAAAAAACGGAAAGCGCAATGAGATTCTTGCTGAAGCAACACGCATTAAAGACGTAGCGATGTTTGGTTCTGAACAAGAAGCACATAGTATGCTTGGGGAGTTTATTAAATGGCAAGAAAAATAAAGACAAGATTCCTTAGAAATAAGGATTTAATAAGATTAGAATCACTAAATACCATAACGGTTGTGGGATTAGGTGGCATAGGCTCATTCTTAATACAAGGATTAGCTATGATGGGATGGAGCAAAGTTATAGGTTACGATGGTGACACTATTGAAGACCATAATTTAAGTACCACTTGTTATCCTTTAGATGAATCTGGAAATGCAAAGGCAGATGCCGCACAAGGACTGTTCCAGCAATATTCAGAAGATTGGCAAGAGTTTGTACCAAAAGAACATTTTAATACAGACTCTCCAGTAACTGGTAAAATGGTAGTATGTACAGATGATATGGAATCGAGAAAAATGATTTTTGATAGATGGCTGAAAAGTCATCGTATTAAAGGAGATTTCTTTCTTGACCTTCGTATGGGAGCAACAAGTGTTGAAATGGTTACGTGTACTGTTAATAATACAGACAATTACCTTTCTACTTGGGCTCCTACACATACAATTCCAGCCGCACCTTGTAGTATGAAACACACAGTGTTTGCTACAAATCATATTGTGTCATTAGGGCTAGCTCAAATGTATAATATAGTTGCAGGTCTTGCATACTATGACTATATTTGGACCAGCTTGAACCCAAATATGGTAGAATTTGGTACTCTAATAACTCCAAAAATAGAAAAGGAGGTTTCTATTGATAAAAGTAAGAAAAGTGTCTACAAACTGGACAGTAATGCCCAGCGGACTGACATACCTAATTATAGGACAACCTAAAACTGGTAAAACTACAGCTTGTTCAAGTTGGAGCCCTCTAGGTACTGACGGTGTCGTAATTATAGACACCGACCTAGGCTCTGACTTTGTTAATAAAGCTAACATAGTTACTTGCACTAGTTTGAACGCACCTATAAGAGCTGTCGAAGAAGACGGCAAACAAATCACTGAAAACGGTATCGTTAAGACTGAAGTTACTCCTCCCGAGGAGCGTGGTTTTAGCTACCGTTCTGGTGAAGAAAAAGGTAAGCCTATGCCAGTATACTCTATGATAGAGTGTTACAACTGGTTAGCAAAAGAATGGGACGACTTACCTTATGACACTGTAGTAATTGACACCGTAGGACAAGTTAACGAGTGGATAGAAGACACTGTTAAAATTGAACTAGGTATCACTGCTATGGGAGAAGGTCAATGGGGAGCTGATTGGGGCAAAGCGAAGCGTAAAAACCTCGATGTCATCAAGCGGTTCCAAGACCTTATGAAAAAGAAAGGTGGAAACCTTGTGTTAGTTAGCCATTCCAAAACATCTCAGATGCAAGATGGAAAGGTTCAGCTAGCTCCAGAACTTCCTCGGGGCTTGGGTTACGCATTAGCCGCTAAAGCTGACGTCATAGGTTATTCTACGGCGTCCAAGGAAGATGGAAAGTACTACATTTCTTTTGAAACATACGATGAAAGAGTTGTTGGTAGTAGGTTGAAACCTTTAGCGCAAAAGATACTCCCGTTTGAGTATGAAGCAATATCTAATGAAATCTTAAAATACAAGGAGGATAAATGAGTGAATCAACTCGTTTTAGACCTAGTGGCTTAGAAGCTTCCTCAGGTGGAGGCTCAAAGTGGCTAGGATATTGTGCCGTAGGCATATTAGACTGGCAAGATAAGTCAGCCAATTTCGATTGGGCTGATGTATATCTTGTTGCTACGTTAAAAGTAGCTGATAGTCAATACACCCAAGAGCTAAAGCTTGCAGGGTCATTTGACAAAGAGCCTAACGGTAATATCAAAACCTGTACGTTATTAAAAAGACTTTATTGGCTTTTTGACGCTATCGGATTTGATGGTGGACCTAACGTAAAGGGTGAGATGGTAGATGGTGATGGTAAAGATGTTGACATAGTCAATTATCTAAATATCAATCACGTTACAGACCCTCTTAATCCGACTTTGGATTATACTGCGTATATATACAAAGAGCCCGGTCGTAAAGACCCCTCTAAGTCGTATACAACTGTATTTCCAAAGATTACTTCTAATAACGCTGAAGGTAAGAAAGACCTAACTGGTTATATAGACTTTATGAAGTCTAAAAATCTTATTAAAGAGGTTGTAGAAGGGGTAGTGCCACCAGTTGCCAACGGTGGTATTCAACC